TATTATTTCTTCTTTATTTCTTGGTAAATTTCTCTTTCAATAACGTTATTTTTTCAACCGCATCGTCCATAATATCTTTGAATTTATATAAATCGGGTTTCATATAAATTGCTAAAATAGGATGGAAATGTTCTAAATAATCATAGGATAATAATAAGGTTAATCCCATGATCATTTCTTCTGAAAATATTGTGGCTGCCGATAATAAATATAATTCTTGGAATAATGGGTCTTTACCGGTGACTTCCATAATATGATCTATTACTTGACATGCCGCCTCTTCGTCATATTCCAATTCATCCTTGGTTTCTTCATCCATTTCTTCCAATTCTACGGGATAATTATGTGGTTCCATTTGGAAAATGTCCCGGATACATTTGCGAAATTCCCTATCGTTTTTATATTCCACTTTATAATATATAGGATATTCGTATTTACTTGTTGTCTCTTGTTTTGGGTTCTCTCCCTTGTCTGAGTTATTCATTATATTTATTTTATTTATTTATATAAATGTTTATATATAATTTTTTTATATAAACATTTATAATTTGCGCATATTAAATAAGAATATCTTAAACACTGGCAATAAATTCCCAATCCAAATCGTCACATACTTTTTTCCATATCATGTCCTGCTCCAATTGTTTTTCACGGTCTTTCATCATAGGAATATAGGGTAGATATTGGGTCTGATCTAGCAATACACATAATTGATGTAATGTATATGTATAATTGAAAAAATTGGTGCGATTCACTGGACAATGTATAGCCCAAGGTTTCTGAATCTCTATAAATAAAACACAAAGGGTCTCGTGTAATTCTTCATTCATAATGGGGGGTTTAATTCCAAATAACGAATTGATATATTGAATATGCTCGAAATATTTATTTAGACCCAATTTCCGGAGAATTTCCCTCATTTTATCATAATTCAATTTACTTATATCTTCAATACGCTCCTTTTTAATACGACATCGTATAGCTTCAATGACATCTTCTGGAATCTGTGTCGTTTCTTTCGCCTGGAATTGTGATAGGATTTCTTTGAAATGATTCAAACGGATATAGGCAGTATAAGATACTTCATTTGGTGGTTCTTTATTGGTGGGTTTAGAACTATCTATTATATAAGTTATGAATTTACCACAATCCCTATTATTACAAATAAGGATTCCCTCTTCGTCTTGTGGAATAAGTTCTCCTTGTCCACAATAATAACATATATCTGAAGAGACGACGAAATCTTGTATATTGGTAATCTCATTATTTACATTCCGTAAATAGTTCTGATATGCCTTTTTCGATTGGCTATATTTCTCATTGTTCGTATTTGCATGTTCTGTATTATGGGCTTTTATTTTGAAGAATGTATTTAATTTAGTATTGGAATTTTGATGTATGGATTGTCTGATATGAGAACCTGAAGTGGAAATCTGTTTTTTATCTTCGAAATATTGGAAAATAAAGGGGGAGTTTTCTAGCAAATACGTCTTTTTCTTTTTAGAAAGTTCTCTTATTTCTATTTGAATACTCTTTACACGGTCCTTCATATCTAAAAAATGTTCTAGTTGTGTGGGGTTTAATTTATTCATTGATCCTTTTAATACTTTCTTTTCTTCCAATAATGCGGGAATGGTCTCTGATTCTATTTTATTAAAATAATCCAATATTTCGGTATGTTTTAGGTCTATCGAATTGATTTGAGGTGGGGTTTTTTTATCATTTTTATCCACCTTTTTCATTATTTCTCTTATATATGATCCCCACGTATTTTTCTATATATTTTTTGATTGGATTTCTTTTTATTTCTTTTTATTAGTTTTTATTATTTTTTATTTTTTGTTTATTTACATGATTTGATTTTTGATTTTCCATAAGAAAAAAAGTGAAAGAGGAGAACCTGGGATTTTTTCTAGGAAAATCCTAGAAAAAACATCGGAAAAACCACATATTAAAAATAAAGCAAATATATATTATAGCTATGAATGGAATATTTAATGAATTCGAAATACCTGTCCATGAAAAATTATGTAATAATATAACGGTGGATAAAAAAGGGTTTCATAAAATGATATTTATTTTGAATGCCCTAGAAAAAGGATGGAAAATAAAGAAAATAAAGGATTCATATATATTTACGAAAAAACACGAGGGTAAAAAGGAAATATATCATGATTCCTATTTAGAAAACTTTCTATCTTCTAATTTAGGATAATATAAAAATATAACGAAAAATAGAAAAATAGATAAGAGAAAAAGGATATAAAGAACAAATCCCATATATTATATGTAGGTGGGGTTTAACACTACATGTATGCTTGTATAGATTAGTTGGTCAAATCATTCTCCTTATAAGTGAAAGATCGCCGGTTCAAGCCCGGCTATGAGCAAAATTATAGGATACGTCCTATAATTTTTCCTGTGTGTTTTTTTTATTAACCCGTGTTTTATATTATCTTATTTATATATAATCATCATAATCTCAATCACATATGGGAGATAAAAATATAATAGGATTGGGTTCATATGGATGTGTATATAAACCGAGTTTGTATTGTGATTCAAATGCAAATAAACCACCCGCTTTTTATAAAAATAAAATTTCAAAACTTATGTCAAGTAGGGCATTAAATGATGAAATGGTAGAACATAAAAAAATAGATGAAATTGATATAAAAGGGGAATATCATTTAAAAACACCCTTTTCTTGTGATGTCGATAAAAAGGAATTGAAGAATGTGGCAAAATGTGCTATTATAAAAAACCCCGAAAATCTGAATGTGACGGAATTGGCAAGATATAAATTGTTGATTTTAGAAAATGGGGGGATAGATTTAGGGAAACTTTTAAGTGGTGGAGAATATAAAAAATGGAAAAACCCCGAAGTAAAAGAATTTATACTATCATTACGTGACTTATTTAAAGGGGTGAAATTGTTTAATGATAAAGGATTTGTTCATTATGATATTCATAATAAAAATATACTCTACAATAAAACCACTCATAAAACAATCTTTATCGATTTCGGTTTATCAAATGATAAAACAACGATAATAGAAGATTCGAAAATTAACACTCATTTTCCCGATGTTTTACATTGGAATTATCCTTGCGAACATGTCTTATTAAATAAGAGAATATTTGAGAATAAGAATTTTTTTTTCGATATTCATGAAAATAAAAAAAAACTAAAAGAAATAGAAGAAACCATTGGTGATTATATAAAACGGTATAATAGCACCGGTAATAGTGTTGTTTTCAATATCAATATTAAATCTGAATTGAAACGTGGCATCACCGAATTTTTAAAAAAAAACTCTAGAAAGAAACCGGAAGAAATATATACTGAATTTCTCAATGAAGAATTGAATAAAATCGATATATATTCTTTGGGTATCACATTAAACAAGGTGTTTAATGATTTTTATTCTGAATCATTGATTCCATTTGATTTTTATAATGATCTTGTTACTTTATGTGGTGAAATGACGAATTTCAATTTCATGAAAAGAATTACTATTGAAGAGGCGTGTAGAAAATTTGACACCATCCTTATAAAACATAATGACGTATCTCCACCCTCCTCATTGAAAACACCCTCATTTAAAACACCACCCTCCTCATTGAAAACACCCTTATTTAAAACACCCTTATTTAAAACACCCTTATTGAATAGAACTAAAAAAGTACGCCCTTGTAAATATGGTGTCAGATTAGAAAATGGAAAATGCCCACCCAAAAAAGGATCTTGTAAATATGGTGTCAGATTAGAAAATGGAAAATGCCCACCTAAAAAAGGACCTTGTAAATATGGTGTCAGATTAGAAAATGGAAAATGCCCACCTAAAAAATAGATTATTGTATAATCTCGCTAATTTGACCTGGTAAGTAGTGTGGCATTTTATATTTATTTTGTTTTTATATAAATTAAAAATTTTGCATATAGAAAACCCAAGAGTTTTCTATTATTTAGGAAAATAATATAATTAATATTAAATAAAAGTTCCCAGATTATTTTCTTTCTATAGTGTATAAAAAAAAATGGCAGGCGGATTAATGCAATTAGTAGCATACGGTGCACAGGATGTTTTCCTTACCGGCACCCCAGAGATTACCTTTTGGAAAGTGTCGTATAGACGCCATACCAACTTTGCGATGGAATCCATCGAACAAACCTTTTCGGGTCAGGCTGATTTCGGTCGCCGTGTTACTTGCACCATCTCTCGTAACGGTGATTTGGCTTATAGAACTTACCTCCAAGTTACCTTACCAGAAATTGGTCAGGAGGCTGCTAAATATGCCCGTTGGTTAGATTTCATTGGTGAGCAACTCGTTGCCCAAGTTGAGGTCGAGATTGGTGGTCAACGCATTGATCGTCAATATGGTGACTGGATGCATATCTGGAACCAACTCACTCTTACCAAGGAACAACAGAGAGGTTACTATAAGATGATTGGTAATACCACTCAACTTACCTATATCACCGATCCTAACTTTGCCCCTGTTTCTAGCCCTTGTTCTGGTGTTTCCACCCCTAGTCAAGTCTGTGCTCCTAGAAACGCCCTTCCCGAGACTACCCTTTATATCCCTCTTCAATTCTGGTTCTCCAAAAACCCTGGACTTGCTCTTCCTCTTATTGCTCTTCAGTATCACGAGGTCAAGATCAATCTTGACATCCGCCCTATTGGTGAGTGTCTATGGGCTGTGAAATCTCTTGAGGCTTCTGGCTCTGCCGCAACTGCCGCTTACCAACAGTCACTTGTTGCTGCTTCTCTGTATGTCGATTATGTCTTTTTAGACACTGATGAGAGAAGAAAAATGGCAGGAAATCCTCATGAGTATCTTATAGAACAAATCCAATTTACTGGCGATGAGTCAGTGGGAAGTAGTTCGAATAAAATCAAATTGAACTTTAATCATCCTTGTAAGGAACTCATTTGGGTCGTGCAACCCGACTCAAATGTTGATTATTGTGCTTCTCTTGACCCCACCAGTACCCTTTTCAAGGCTCTTGGTGCTCAACCTTTCAACTATACTGACTCTGTTGATGCTCTTCCTAATGCCATCCATGCCTTCGGAGGTCCTCTTGAGACTGGAACCACTAATGGATTCATCAATACTTCTGGATTATTCCAGATGGCGGGTGCTACCGACGCCACTGTTAGTGCTGCTTGGACCGAGGCATCAAATATCCCTTTTAACCCTACTGGTGTTGATACCACCTCCGGAGTGTCGGATGCCGGCACTTTCGTTCTTGCCGAGACTGCCCTTGACCTTCACTGTTGGGGTGAGAACCCAGTTGTTACTGCTAAACTCCAACTGAACGGTCAGGATCGTTTCTCCGAGCGTGAGGGGTCTTACTTCGACGTTGTCCAACCTTTCCAACATCATACCCGCAACCCTGACACCGGAATTAACGTGTATTCCTTTTCACTTAAGCCCGAGGAACATCAACCCTCCGGTTCGTGTAACTTCTCCAGAATTGACAACGCCGTGCTCCAACTTGTGCTTTCTGCTCCTACTGTTTCAGGAACAGCAACCGCAAAAGTTCGTGTTTATGCTATAAACTACAATGTATTGAGAATTATGAGCGGTATGTGCGGAGTCGCATATAGCAATTAAGCGTAAAATATTTTGGATTTTCCATATTATTAAGTAAAAAATCATAAAAATAATGTAATATTGCTTTTAGAATTAAATAAAAAGCAATATTTTTGTATAAAGAAATATAAATATTCGCTTTCTCTGGACAGAAAGCGAACTAATGACGGTAGAGGTGGTAAACAAAAAATATTAATGTAGGAGGGGCACAGTAGCAAATATTAGAGATTTTGACAACGAAGAAAAGGTTTTGCGCGAAATGCAAACACTTGGAGGACCTCAAGAAACCACATTTTTAACTGAATTGGTGTATTGGGTCGTTCCAATAAACCTATAGCAAAACAACAACCGCAACAACAAGAATCATTATGAAGAATAAAGAATAGAGAACCAAAGATTATATTATACATATATAGTATAATCAATACACACACACCGATTCAAACAATATGAAAACAAAATCAAAGCCAGAACCTACGAAAAAAATGTTGGTGGTTTTCGACATTGATTTCACGCTCCTAGAATATATTTGCCCCGTAAATTATGAAACTATTCGAAACCAAGCCATTTTAGAATCATTCAGTAAAGACACATATGAAATAGTAGAGGAAGAGAACGGGAAAAAGTCATGTATCATATTCCGACCATTCTTGAAGGATGTTCTCGAAATGATTCAAAACGACCCCTTTTTCGTCCCCGCAATATGGACCTATGGTTCTCAAGGATATTCACAATTCATAGGAAACATCGTGACGAAAAAATTCGGATTAGCCAAGAATTTTTTCCATTTCATTTATCATAATGGTAGTATAGAAGATCCAAGGTTTCCCAAGAGCCTACATCAAATATATAGAACATTTCCAGAATTCAACGAATTTAATACGATTCTCATAGATGATTTACATAGTAATGTAAGACATAAACATAATAATAAAAATAGTATTCATATTAGCCCATTTACTCCCTTTGTAGAATTCAATGCTACTACATTAGGCGATACAATGATAGGTTCATTGAAAATAAAAAAGATAAAATTTTTACCCGAGATAATGAAAGATGTATCCTTTCGGGATTTACTCGCCATATTAAAGATTGTTAAAAGGAATATTACAAAGGGGAGTAAATAAAAAAATAAAACCACATAATAAAATGTTTCCTGAAACTCATATAAAAAACGCAACATAAGATATATAAATTAGAAATGTCATCATCATATAATGTCGGTAATCTTCATAATCAAAATGACCTTTTGATGAAAAATCTAATGAATTTTTATAAAGATCAAGAGAACCTAGAAAAGATGGTAGCGATCATTAATGGTGAATCTCGTATATCATTAAGAATTATCGATTGGTTCGTCACAAATTTCGCCAAGAAATATTATATTGTATATGAAAACAAGGGTTCTCGTTTCAAGGTATATAATGAATATAAATTGAAATTAAAAGGGTATAACAAAGTCCGTTTCGATCCCTTTTCGAGATGGGAAAGGATTACGATTCCATTTGGTGATGGGAAATTTATGGAGACTACAATAGGGCAATTGAATTTCTTCAAATGGGCAATTGAGAACAATGTCATTGAATATATAGAAAAAAATTATGATGGTATTGAGGAGGATATGAATAGTCGTAATAGCACATCAAAGAATCGGTTTATAGATAAACACAATGAAAAACATAGCGAAAACCCCGACAAAATAGACAATACAAAAACCCGAAAGAAGCGTGAAGAATTATCTGTATCGGCATGTAAATGTATTAAAAAAGAGGATGTAAAAATAATCGTGAAATTCAATTAGGTTTCTCTCTTTATCAAGAAATTTTGATCCCTTATTCGAATTACATAAACCTACAACATTTATCTTGTTTCAATTTTTGAGGAACCAACGTTGGATCTGTGAATGAATCGATCGACGACCATATTTCCCAATGTTCTCCCCATTCATTATATAGATAATAAGTATAACCAAAATCCCCCCAAGTAATCCCCCAAGAATTCCTTATGATATATCCCTTCTCATTATATCCTACTATGAGAACACAATGACCACCTAATAATGAATCCCCGTCATTTTGTTTCCAAAAATTACTACTATGATTATAACAAGGGAAAGCCACTAAACATGGACCATTATTCACAAGAGCGGTTTGTAATTCTTCTTGTGAATTGATTTGAGCATATGACTGGATTTTGAAATTCGACGCGATTTCATATATTGAAGGTGGTATGGTTTTTGGATTCGAATCAGAATAAGGATATATATCTTCTCCGCAAATACCTAGTTTCAATAGTATATCCATTGCCTCACGTAAATGCATACCCGGTTCATTTTTATCATTTTTATTTTCATATATAAATTCTGGACTCATATATTGGGTTTTACCAATGATTTCTTTTTCTTGCCATTCCTTCATTGATGAACATGCAAAGGCAACACAAGTTGATCGGTTACCTTGGTTTCGAATACTCCTCATTTGATTTCTATAATCAATTGTCTTGGGATATTTTATATTTATATTCTCTAAAGAGAGAACCTCACATTTTTCACCGTATTTATAATCTCTTTCATCAATGGGGGATTTTGTTAGACCTAAATAATAATGGTTTTCTTCCGAGTTCGTCTCTATCATTATATATTATATACATTTGTAAGTTCTCAAAACCCCCGCATTATTTATATATCAAAATATCCCGGATATTCGATGTAGTCGGAAACAATTCGGCGCCATAAATATCTTGTAAAAGGACCCATTCAAACATCCCACCACGATATATATATAATTGAGAGAACCCGATTCCCGATAATTGATCCACCTTTTTATCCACCGTCATATCCCGAGAATTCGCACCATATACGATTATTTTATGTGTATAGAATTCGTAGTTACTAATCCAACCATTAATCAACTCTTCTTCTCGATGGGTGGGTGTTGTTCCTTTTATCAAACCATGTTCTCTATTCTCATCACTATCCATGATCATAGTATGGATCATAGTATATTCACCTGGTTTTTTAATAGCCCCCTGAATTTCCTCGAATGATAGTATCGAAGGAGGTCTCTTGAAAATTTGTGACAAGGAGAACATATATTGGTAATATAGAAAATATAGACTATTCTTTCTATTATTTTTTACATGTAAAAATAGAATATAAAGACTATTATGTATTATGTAATAGTGGTAATAATAATAGTAAATAATAATAATAGTAAATAGTAATAATAAAAATGTCATCCTCCGTTATTACTAAAATCGAAAAGAAGGAATATTATGACGAATTCATAGTTTGGGACCCTTCAACCTATTACGATGGATATGGCATTACATTTGATAATAATAACGACAAATATATAAAATTCAAGATTTGTAATGGACAAAAATGTTGCGAAAGGTGGAAAATATGGTCAAAAAGTGACGATAATTTACAAGAATTTATTGGTGCGGAGATTAAAAATATACAATATACAACTATTATAAATGACGCTCTAAATTGTATTAGAAGTGATTATGATGTAATAACACTAAAACTTACCATTGAAACAAATAAAGGAGAACTTATTCTTATGATGTATAACAGTCATAATGGTTATTATTCTCACGAATGTATTATAGATTATAATTTAACTATTGATAATAAAGAAACGAAATACTATAAATCTTTCGATATATAAAAATAAAATCTATAAATACTATATAACAACCAACCACAATGCCTCTTTCTTCCACTATGCAAAAATGGAAATATACTCTAATTACTACGTTTATTCTCTTTCTCATCTTCAATCATTATGCGTTCATATTGACAGACAAATTACTTTCACCTTTTCTTGGTAAAATCTCCACGTCGAATGGATGCCCCACAACAATAGGATTCATATTACATTTAGTCGTTTTTACTCTTATTATTCGATATACTATGGATTTACATATATAAACATAAACCAATGAAGATGAAGGGTAGGTCACTGTTTTCCAGGTTAGACACCACCCCAAAAAATTGAATAATAGAAATATATAAAAAGTATATATAGAAAAACGAATCTATATATACGAAACATAACATAAGAAAGACATGGATCTTTATCAACGTAAATTGACAAAAGCGGAATGGCTCACTATGGAAAAACCCGTTTCACCACAAGAACAGAAAATCTTGGAACTCATTATCGACGGGTATTCAGATATTCATATTCGAAACAATGAGAACAAGGCATTCTTTACCTTTATGAAAATGGAAAAGAGTCCCGAGATGGAATTTTATATATATAAAAAATACTTTGAAGAATTGGTTTCACAAATCATCGGAAAATACGCCAAAAACACACAAATAGAAGAGAATTATAATGAATTATTGAAACGTAATGGCGAATTGAAAACGATGCGTAGTTCCGATATGATTCGTATCCATAATCTCGACACCAATATTAAACAGAATAGAGAACACATTTTCGAATATATATTATTAAAACTCGCACATGACCTATTGAAAAACCTCCACGGAGGCAAAAAAGATTTCGCCTTTTATTTCTATACCATCATTCAATTGAAAAAATCATCGATCCCCCATTTAAACACCCATCTCGTCGGTATTATCGATACTATGATGGAATATATTCGCCAGAAAACGACCATTCGGGATATAATATCCAATGCCTATCAATTCATAGAAAATAATAAATATCTCTTGAAATATGAAGACAAGGTTCTATTTTCACATCAAAAGGAATTATTCTCCATCTTTTCAAAGAAAAATCAGGATCAGAATCCAAACGTCGCGAATTTGGTTTTATATATGGCACCTACTGGAACTGGTAAAACATTATCACCGATTGGTTTATCACAGACATATCGCATTATATTTGTATGTGTAGCGAGGCATATTGGTTTGGCATTAGCGAAATCGGCGATTTCCATAGAAAAAAAGGTGGCATTCGCATTTGGTTGCGAGACGGCGACCGATATTCGTCTCCATTATTTCTCCGCGCTGAATTATACAAAAAATAAGCGTTCAGGTGGCATAGGAAAAGTCGATAATAGTATAGGTGATAATGTAGAAATAATGATATGTGACGTTCAATCCTATTTAACTGCAATGTATTATATGTTGGCTTTTAATCCAGCGACCAATATAATCACTTATTGGGATGAACCGACAATTACGATGGATTATCTCGACCACCCACTTCATCCAATTATACATAGAAATTGGTGTGAAAATAAGATCCCCAATATGGTATTATCTTGTGCGACGCTTCCAATGGAAGCCGAGATATACCCCATATTCGACGATTTCCGTGGCAAATTCACGGAACAGTATGACGAGGTAAAGATTCATATAATCAAGAGTTTTGATAGTAAGAAATCGATTCCTATCATCAATAAGAACGGATATTGTGTATTACCCCATTATCTATATCCGGATTGGCAAGAAGTAAAGACGTGTTCTCATTATTGTTTGGAGAACAAGACATTATTACGTTATTTCGATTTACGTGAGATTATTCGTTTTATAGAATATTGTAATTCACATGAGGGGGTAATAGAGGAGGTATATTCCATCGATTCATATTTCGAAAGGATCGAGGATATTACAATGAATAGTTTAAAAGAGTATTATTTGGTTCTCCTTTCAAATAACAGACAAGAGAAATGGCAAGAAATTTATACTCATTTTATAGAGACCCGTAAAAGGAAATATGATGACGACGATTTAGTTTTACGAAAAACCAAGAGTTTAGATTCCGGATCAGGATCAAAACAAAAACACAAAACAAATAAAATAGAAAAAATAGAACCTATATTCCAAAGGAGCCAATCGATTGCTGCAGCAGTAGTAGCAAACCCAATACATAAACCAAATACCGGCATTTTACTAACAACATCCGACGCATATACATTGACAGATGGTCCCACTCTCTTTCTCGCAGAAGATACCCAGAAAATCGGGACATTTTATATACAACAAAGTGAGATTCCGACTTCTATATTTCAACATATAATGTCGAAAATCACTAAAAATACGGATATTATAAAAGAGATTGAGAATTTGGATGCATTAATAGTAGCAAAGGAAGAGAAGAGTTCAGGGTCGGGGGTAGGAGGAAATACAACGGCGAAAGAGAAAGAGAAATCGAAAAACACCGATAAATTATCAAAGGAATCATATCAGTGGATGACACAGATTAATAAATTACGAAAAGAAATACAATTGGTTTCATTGGACCCTCTCTATGTTCCCAATACGAGACCCCATCAAATGAAATGGACACCTACAAATGAAGTATATGAGGATCCCTTTATAAGTAATATTGGCGAGGATATGGCAGAACAAATAATGTTATTGAATATAGAAAATCATTTAAAGGTTCTCTTATTATTAGGAATCGGAGTATTTATGGAGAACATGGATTCGGTGGGGACGATGACAACGGCGAAAAAGGAATATATAGAAATTATGAAGAAATTGGCAGATGAACAACATCTCTTTTTAATCATAGCATCATCAGATTATATATATGGAACTAATTATCAATTCTGTCATGGGATTATTGGTAAGGATTTGAAATTAATGACCCAACAAAAGACCTTACAAGCGATGGGGCGTATTGGTCGTAATCATATCCAGCAAGATTATACGATTCGTTTCCGCGACGATGCGATGATTTATACCATCTTCCAGAAACAAGAGGAAAACTTGGAAGCGGATAATATTTGTCGTTTATTTTCATCGGATATTTCTCTTTGAATACTCTAATATTTAGGTGATATTATATATTTTTTATTTCTATATATAATATAATACATATATATAATAATAGAAGATGCCATCTAAACAGAAATGTCCCGCAGGTTCTCGACGAGCCAAGAAAAACTGTATAAAAAATATAAAACTTCTAAAAAGAGAGGTGGGGGATGTGGGGGAATAGAAATAAAAGAGCAAATAAAAGAGCAAGTAGATATAGTTTGGGACGTTGAATATTGAATCACCCTGATTCACAAGAACAAATATTAGTATTCCAATGACTACTTTTGATGGAACATAAATCATGATTGTTTTTATGACCACCATCAGAAACCCAACATCCTTTCCCCCCATAATCTTCTACAAAGGGTGGTCCTTTAGTCAGACCCATTTTTTTACATACGACACCCGTTTTTTTCGCGATTTTCCTCATTTTCTGGGTTTTACGTAAATTACGCATATCAGTAGATATACATTTTTTATTCAATCGAGAACATACAGTATTACAATTTTCATTATATTTACCTCTTGCCCATATCTTATGTTTTTCCTTATGATTTTCCTTATGTTTTTTCATAAATTGTCGTAAGGGACCATTTCTTTCATTTTCAGGAATCGAGTCTATATGCCGTAAAATATCGCGTCCTATAGAACCAAAAACGCGTTCTCTAGATATAGCCGATAGAAAACCATCCGGAGTAAAAATAAGACCCTGTTTTCTAGATATGATCTCAATATATCGTAGAAATGACGGCGTGGAATTATAATATAATATAGTAAAGGGAAAGATGTCAGGTTCAATGTAAATAAAAGATAATAAATATTCATGTTTTTTAACATAATGACCGACATCATTCCAAAAATATGGTTCGCCTAGAATCTCCTTCCCAGAAGATAAGGGTAGAATAATCTTCATCGTAAGAGAACCACCTAAACGTCGTATAAGTGGTAATTTACTAAAACTATCGACAAATTTAGTAAATGATTTAGTATCGTTTTTGCCATTTTTATCTGTAAAATAAACAGTAAATATAGGTTCTCTTGTTTCGGGTTTTGTTTCGGGTTTTGTCTGTGGTATGATTTGATGAAGTAAAGTAGTTGTATGATTTTGTCGCTTTATTTTATTCATAATATAGTCAATTTTTGACGCATCATATTTATTCATACTATATAGGACGATTTTATCTCATATCGACGAATATTGAACGTTATTATTTCAAAATATAGTTGAAATAATACAAATATAATATCAGCCTCTATACACCAAGAACAAGACAAGACGATTTACAAACATTGAAATATGATTTATTCTTTTGACCCTTTTTATAATAACAAGGAGAACCATCCTCGACGGAATATTCCATCCATCCATAAGGTATTCCATCACATCCGGGTTTATTAATGGCTCCGCGATTTGCTAAACAACACTTTTCTTGACCCGATGTCTGACCATCACATACAACTGATCCAATACAAACCGACGTTTTATAATTACATAAGGGGTCGATTTTACATATTGCCTTGTTGTCAATCGTGATGGATTTATTATATATATACATATTATCATAACAGCCAATATAGGATGGTGTCGAGGGTTTGTCGTTAGGAACCGCAATAGGAGTTCTAGTGGTAGGACTAGTGGTAGGACTAGTGGTAGGACTAGTGGTAGGACTAGTGGTAGGACTAGTGGTAGGACTAGTGGTAGGACTAGCGGTAGGACTAGCGGAAGGACTAGCGGAAGGACTAGCGGAAGGTGCAACACTAGGTTTGGGTGTAAGATTACAAGTGGATTTACAAACATTAAAATAAGCATTTTTCTTCTGTCCCTTTTTAATGAAACAAGGAGAACCATCACGAATAAAAAACTCTTCTTGTCCATATGAATCGCCATTACAAACCTCATCTTTGATTCCTTGGTTCGCAACACAACATTTTAATGCCCCATTAATACCATCACATATTACAGTTCCCATACAATCACTCGTTTTATAATTACATTGGGCATCTACTTTGTTACAAATCGCATTATTAGAAATGGAAATAGTTTTATTATATGTATAAACACTATTGGTTTCACTACATTTAAGAGTATTCACAATAGTAGTCTGTGTAGATAATTCTATACTACTACCCCGAATATTGGAGATGGAATTACCAAGAAAATAGGTATTGAATAATAAGATACACGAAAACAAGGATTGAAACATATTTATATACATATATTATATTTTTTTTTTATATAATATATTTCTAAATATATAATTTTATAGTGGATATAACAACACCAGAACCAGTAATTTTACTTTTCTATCTATACTATATGAGTATGGGTGGAGTTATTACAATAATCAAGAATAAAATTCGACGAAGGAAAAGCCCAGTTATTCCTATATGTTATAGTGATTTGGAAGAAGAATGTTATAATATAGAATATTATAGAAAATTAAATCCACATAGTAGTAGAGACACGAGTTTTGAAAAGATGATGAAAGAGAACATGGAACTAATTAACTATATTAATAAATCTTGGAAGAAATATACAGAAATAGAAAAACAGAAAAGTTTCGAATTTATTATTCGGAAAAGATCGGATGATCTTCTACACCTCTTCACCGTCAAACCTAATCCACTTCCTCAATAGTTGGTTCATATACTCCTCCTTTACTTGGTACTGGCATGGAATCAGATTCAGCATCAGGAACCGAAACAGACGCATTATTCTTTACCTTTTCAATCGCATCCGACAATTCTTTCGATTTCGATTCATATACATCTTTATCAGCCATGGGGTTCTCCTCTATCCATTTCTTGAAATCATTATATATCTCCTCCATCTTTTCACTACCATTCTTCAAACTCTTTATTTGATATATTTGTTCTTCTAAACGATTCTTTGCCTCTACCCGTTCCTTTATAATAATATCATCATTTTTATATTTCTCGGCTTCTTCCACCATTCTTTCAATATCCTCTTTTGATAGACGACCTTTATCGTTTGTAATAGTAATTTTCTCACTTTTACCACTCGATTTCTCTGAAGCAGATACATTCAAAATACCATCCGCATCCACATCAAACACCACCTCGATTTGTGGGACACCACGAGGCATTGCCGGAATATCCTCCAATTGGAATTTACCCAATAAAGTATTATCTTTCGTCATTGCACGTTCTCCTTCAAACACTTGAATCAATACTCCCGGTTGATTATCAGTATAAGTAGAGAACGTCTGGGATTTCTTCGTAGGAATAGTAGTATTACGTGGAATTATTTTCGTCATGACTCCACCCGCGGTTTCCAATCCTAGACTCAAAGGACACACATCCAATAGTAAAAGATCCGAAATATGACTATCAGTAGAACCCATCAAAATCGCCGCCTGAACCGCAGCACCATATGCAACCGCCTCATCAGGATTAATGGATTTATTGAGTTCCTTACCATTGAAAAAATCGGAAAGTAATTGTTGAATCTTGGGAATACGGGTTGAGCCACCCACCAAAACGATTTCATCAATTTGCGACTTGCTCATTTTAGAATCACGCAAGACTTGTTCTACTGGTTCCATGCATTTCAGGAAATAATCACTATTTAAATCCTCGAATTTAGCACGGGTAATTATACCATTGAAATCTATTCCATCAAACAAAGAATCGATTTCCAGATTCGCCTGAATATTACTCGAAAGGGTTCTCTTTGCCCTCTCACAAGCGGTTCGTAAGCGTCTCATTGCCCGTTGATTACCATTCATATCTACCCCGTTTTTTCGATTGAATTCTTGGACAAAATATTCCACAATACGAGTATCGAAATCCTCGCCACCCAAATGGACATTACCCCCCGTCGCAACTACTTGAAAAATCCCCTCTTCAATTGTCAAAAGACTCACATCAAACGTCCCTCCACCCAAATCGAAAATCAAGATATTCTTCTCCTTTTCCGCATTTTTATCTAGACCATACGCAATAGCGGCGGCGGTCGGTTCATTAATAATACGGAGAACATTCAGACCTGCAATCGCACCCGCATCCTTTGTCGCCTGTCGTTGTGAATCATTGAAATATGCGGGGACAGTAATCACCGCACTAGCAACCGTCTCTCCCAAATAGGATTCGGCGATTTCCTTCATTTTCAAAATAATCATCGAACTGATTTCTTCGGGGGCAAAGACCTTTTTCTCACCTTTGAAATCGACTTGAATATAGGGTTTATTATCTTTATCAATGACTTGAAATGAGAAATGTTTCATATCAGCCTGGACTTTGGGATCATTGAAAGAAGCACCAATCAAACGTTTGGCATCAAATACGGTATTCAACGGATTATTCGCAACGATGGATTTCGCGGCATCACCAATTAGGCGTTCATCTTGTGTAAAGGATACAAAAGAGGGCGTGGTTCTATTTCCTTGATCATTCGCAATGATTTCTACATGATTATTTTGCCATACTCCAACACAAGAATAGGTCGTTCCTAGATCAATACCAATCGCACGCGGAGCGGGGGTTTTATCACCTGTAATAAATACCATAGTATATAGTATATTGGGTAGTCCTTTTTATATTGTTTATCATACTATATTTTTTTTATTTTATTATATAATATGATATTTACTCACTTGTTTCACAGTCTCTTCCATCTATTTATTTATATATATATATATATATAAATATAATAAATATCAAACCACCCTAATTACAAGGCATTCTTATAATCCGTAATATATGGATTACTTTTCAAGTTCTCCATCATATCCGGTGTATTACGATCCATTTGTATTCCTTGGTATAATTGATTACCACTATTACCCGCTACACGACCCATATTATTAACATCGGGTCCTTGATATGGCATTGTTCCACTGACATGACGATTATTTTTCAATAGATCATCTCGGGTATTCTGTTTTATAGTAATATCAGAATTCATCAATTTCATATTCCCCCCCACTAAACGCCCATCTATAGTGCTGGATTTAATATCATTATTACGTTGATTATATCCCGCCATATAACTGGTGGATTTTTGGGTGCTACCATTCGCAGACGATCCACCCACATAATAATGATCACTCGTCTCTTGGCGATATGTATCTTTCAATTGTTTTTCAGTGACTTTATATGCCCCCCCATTTTGATTCGCATTAATATTCATATGGAATTTCGAATTTTCAGTGGTTTCACGTATAGTAGTATTCAATTTATCATTGGGATTAAATATATATGATTTTGGAACACACCCCCGGGCATTTTGATAGGGTCGCAATGTTCCCACTGTGTTCTCTTTTCTAGAAGGACGAAGCATATCTAAAAGGGGTGCGACGACAGCACCAAGAGAACCCGAGACTAAACCGAAATAATTATCTTGTTGATTCGCCGTTCGATTATTAGGATACGCCATTTTCGCCCTCTTTTCATAATCTTCATCTACGGCATAGCCTTTACCATTCGCATTCGCTATACCCATTGGAACATCCCCCCATTGTTGTCTATGAGTTTCCATATATTCACCTTCAGTATATGTGCCGGGTATATGTGATACAGCAACACCATTATATTCCATATTGGTTTCAGGGCGTGATACATATCGACCCACACTTTCGACGGGTATTGGACGTAGAGCGGGTCCTTTTTCAATACCCGTCGTTGTAAATAGGCGGTCTTGACCCATTTCAAAAGCCCTTTCTGGGCGGTTTTTCTCCACCACACCCATTTGTTCAGCCGTAGCAATATATTTCACATAACTATTCGCTGGTCCCTCGTGACCAAAAAGCGAAGTTCCGGATGCCTTTGGTTTATTGGCGACTCTCATTTCATCCGCCGTCTTGGGTAGCCATTGTTCTCTTGCCATCATACCCGAATTGAATCCATCGCCACCTTGAGAACCTGGTCCCATACCGAGACCAGGTGCGACATTGGGCTCTTGAAAAGGATTGACATTCGCCATACGCATACTCGGATTCACACGACTCTGTATGAAATCACTTTGAGAAGGCATTCCATATGCCCATTGTGAATTTTCATTCGGTGCGAAAAGTGGGTTCTGTTCCTTTTTACTAATGATTTGAGAACCCGAACCAGCATAGTGATCGAGCAACCCCTCATTCGAATTCGCATCTTTTTGATAAGATCTCGATTTACTACCGAAAAAGGGCACCATATTATTATGTTGAAAATATTCACTATCCACTTGTTCTCCCGTCATGGAGAAATATTTGGGGGATACTTCTAGAGGATTGGCGTTTTGATTTTGGACGACATAAGGATTTACAATAGAAGATTTCACATTGGAATTGAAATATTTATCAGTATATACGGTTTTTCCGTCATACCCATTATTGGTGGATAATTGACTCGAAATGGTCGATTCGGGATTGACTACCGGATATTCATTCGGATAATTCACATTCGGTAGATCCACATTGGGTAAATCACTATGATTTGTAAATGTCTCTTGATTGTTTTTATTTGAAATGGATTTGTTTTTCGATTGATTATTAATAATATATAAACCTGATAAAGCAAAAAGAGGAATCACTACTTCCATATTCGTTATATTTTCAATATATTATATTATGATAATATAATATAATATTCCTATTCCCCCATTCACTTCCACTATTGAAAAAAAGGAAAAGGAATTAGAGGCGTGGCAATATATGAATCCTTTTCTATAATCCTCGTCTGAATATTCTCTAGAAATGGTTTTTCTAAACCATTTTGTGGATTTAAAAGGGGGTTCTCCCATCGTGATATTTCTAAATCACGAAACATCCACGCAGGACAACTTGCCCGACTCTCATCTATAAAAACCCCCATTTTTCCATAAGAATTAGGACGTGATTTGAGTGGGGTGAATTGCAAACCGTTTTGATGTGGGTCTAAATAATCACGGTTCAATTTTTTATCTATGCCACGAAGTTCTCCTTCTAATAAAACGGGATTCGAATATAAATTCCCTCCCCATTGTTGAAGTCGGATTTGAGGATCTTCGAAAAATGGTAAATCCAGACCCTGACCAGGAGTATTCAAAAAATACCGTTCAGCATATGTGCTTTGTGCCATTTGTTTTCTTATTCTTGCTGGGTCATCATGGAAACGTGAAAACATACCTATATTATTATACGATATAATAAATAATAAATATAAAGATACAGACCCATATTTTTCTACAATACTACCCCCACACACACACACACACATGTCTTTTTCCATCATTGAAATACCGACCAAACATACAATATGCCTAAATATGATTGTGAAGAATGAAAGCCGGATTATTAAAAGACTATTAGATTCAGTAATAAAAATCATTGATTGTTATTGTATTTGTGATACTGGTTCTACTGATACTACAAAAGAGATTATCCGTGAATATTTTATTGAAAAGGGATTGCCCGGAAAAATCATAGAAGAACCTTTTCGTGATTTTGGATATAATCGGAATTTCGCCATGAAAGAAGCCAATGGTATGCCATCGACGCACTTATTACTAATCGATGCTGATATGATTATAGAAATAGATCCTTTGATTCTCCAAAGTCAAGAGAACATTGACCGATTCAAAGAGTCATTAATATGTGATGCATATTATGTATTACAAGGGAATGTCGATATTCAATATAAAAACGTGAGGATTTTAAAGAATGATCCCCAGTATAAATATTTCGGTGTCACACACGAATTCATACAAACCAGCCCCGGAACCACCTCTAGTGATATTCCCAAGAATTATTTATTTATTCAGGATATTGGTGATGGTGGTTCTAAATCCGATAAAATAGTACGCGATATTCGATTATTAGAAAAGGGCTTAATAGAGAACCCGAACAATGATCGTTATACTTTCTATTTGGCAAATAGTTATCGCGATTTAGGTAATTATGAAAAGGCAATCGAATTATATAAAAAGAGGATCGAATTAGGGGGGTGGAAAGAGGAAGTATGGTTCTCTTATTATAGTATTGGGAATTGTTATAAAGGGAAAAATGACATGATTTCCGCGATCCATTATTGGATGGAATCATTTCAACATCATCCCGCCAGATTAGAAAGTATATATCAAATTGTCCATCATTATCGCGCAAATGAAAAATATAGATTAGCCAATATGTTTTATAACATGTCCGTTTTTCCATCAGATGGAGAACAAACCGATTTTCTATTTGCCGAAAAGGATATATACTCATATAAAATGGATTATGAATATTCCATCATTTCCTATTATAATTCCCATCATATCCCCAATAAAAATAAGGGCGACGACGTTTTCCTATCGTTCATGAAAGTATTAAATGAGACGATGACCCCAGAATATATCCGTGAGAACATTTTATCGAATTATAAGTTTTATTCCCCCAAATTGATGGATAGTATGACCCCCATACCCCACCCTTATGGAAATCCCATGGATAATTATTCCATTATATTGTCCCGGATTGGGAATATAAGTATGATTGATAGAGAGCATTTCGTATCCTCTACGCCATCTATTTGCCTACTACTTAATCCACTTACAAAACAAAAAGAGATGATTATTAATCTTCGATATGTAAATTATCGTATAGATGATAATGGTAATTATATTAATCATGAAAAGATAGAGACGAAGAATATTATTGCGGTAATGGAATATGAAGTCGACAAAGAGAGAAGATCCATTAATTGTAGAAAGAAGAAAGAATTCGAATTGAATTATAATAGAGCACTAGATAATCGATATATTGGAGTAGAAGATATTCGTTTAGTGGGGACGTTACATGGAGAACTTGTATATAATGCGAATCGTGTTTTAGAGAATCGTGTTTTAGAGAATCGTGTTTTAGAGAATGGTTCCATTTTTGCAGTAGAACATGGATATATAAATCTACTATCCGGAACTACATATTCATCATCTATTATAAGGTCTGCGTCACAAAAAGCGATTGAGAAAAATTGGGTTATATTTATGAATTCTGATCAAAAGATAAAGATAATATATCAATGGCATCCATTAACAATCGGTGATGTAGTCGAAAATTACGGAAATGAAATGAATTTCGAGACAACCCATCAATATGAGACCCCATTATTTATGAAACTATTACGTGGTTCTACAAATGGAATCCATGTTGGTGAGGATGAGATATGGTTCATTTGTCATATAGTAAGTTATGAGAACCGAAGACATTATTATCATGTATTGGTCATATTAGACAAAACAACATTCAAGTTGAAACGTTATACACGACCCTTTACTTTCGAAGGAAAGGTCGTAGAATATACACTTGGATTCGTCTATTTCGAGGAAATATCACAATTTATTATTGGGTATAGTGTAATGGATAATACTACGAAATATATGATGGTTTCAAAAGAGGTGTTTGATGATATGATAATATATGTATCTCCTTAATAAAGGTTCTCGTTCTTTATATTTATGTTTCTTTGTTTCACAATGGCGTGTAAATAATATTTCGGCGTATATAAAATAAAATATAATAAAATATTATAAAAGAAAAAAGAAAAAAGAAAAAAGAAAAAGAAACCATGCTTATCAAACCAGGTGATATTATCGAGACAATAACGGGTGAAATCTATTTAGTGGGGGAAGAAAGAGAAGGTGATGTCGATTTTATTAGTTCATCAGATGGATGGTATATTGGTAGGGCTCATATATTTTATCGTCTATATGTTTCTGGAGAACCATCGATAGTGGATGGCTTTCTAGACAGAGGTGAAGGGAAACAAGTAGAGGTTCTCATTCAGAATGATAATGATATGAGAATAAAAAGAATCATTAGTCAATATGATAAAAAAGACACGGTCAAATATATTGATAAAAGAAAGGCGCCGGGTATATTATTTCCTAGTCGTAAATATTAATGATGGAAGAATATGATCCATTATAATGAATCATATATCTCGGATAATTTCGAAACGCGAAATGTTTTACGATGGTCTTTTGTCAATCCGAATTCTCGGATTCCATCTATATGTTTTTTTGTACCATATCCCATATTAGTATCTAGACCATAACGAGAAACAAGATCGGGGCATTCTTTACAAATATCTAGTATATAATTATCTCGGGCAGTTTTCGCCAAAATACTGGCTGCGGCAATCCCCATATATGTAGCATCACCTTGTTCAATCGTTTCATGACGAAAGGCACATATAGTTTCACTAGTAGTATCAAAATAAGTATAAGGTTTAAAATAATTCCCATCTACTAATAACATTATATTGGAGGCATCGTAATGACCCCCCTCTTTGGTTTCTTTGGCAATTATAGATTGAGATATAGTATGAATACTTTCATGCATACCCCGCATAACCGATTGTAGAATATTGATTTCATCGATTACCCTAGAATCTATATAAGATACATTCCAATAAAGAGCATGTGATTTGATATAATTGGCGACTTCTTGTATTTTCTTCTTGGATGTGAATTTTTTACTATCTTTTATATTTGTTCCATCAAATAATTTGGGGTCTTTAGGCAAAACAACAGAACCTATATATACTCTTCCATAAAGACATCCTCGTCCGGCTTCATCTAAACATATTTCGAAATCATTCTCACTCGCATTATAAAATCGATCTAGTGCCTTTTTTTCACAGACTTTTTTCCTATTTCCTTTCTCTTCTTTGTCTTTCTCTTCTTTGTCTTTGATAATATTAATATTCATCCTATCTATTATTATTGGACAATTAAAGAAAAGCGGATTCAATTTTTTCACTATAATATATAATAATAGATGATTTCGAATTTTAAAATAACTCCGTTGGTGGTATTTATTATACTACTATTGGTATTACTCATATCAATGCTATTTGGACCAACAATAACAACACCAATAACAACAGAAGGATTAACAAATTATAATTCAGGTATAGCACAATTGGCTCCAGTAAAAATCACTGAATATACAAATGATGATACACATATGGTGAATAAAATACGCGACAATATTTTTTACGATACTAAAAATGGTAATATGATAGAGGTATTTGCACCCCTTTTTGGTTCAGCCTCTGAAATACCTATACAAACCATGATTGTAAAAGAAAGAAACAATAATATACATATATATGATGACATATCATCCAACAACAACAACAATGTAAATGTGTCTGTCGAATCTAGCAAAATAAGTGCAACAGAAAATATTAAGAATATAAACAAATTATCGACATATTATCCTATATGTGAAAATGCGGAACTGATGGAATATATATATATCCCGATTCTTGACGAAACACTTTTACTTTCTTATAATATTCCTGATATTGTGTCTAATAATAAAATCACCAAAGAATCACTTTCTGATGTGATATATATTGATTCTACTGGAAAACTAACAAAAATCGATTCTATTTCGAGTAATATAGGTAGTATTACAAGTTACGTTGATGATGCTAAAATCACCGATTTATCCAATGGAACATTAGTAACTGACCTAAAATATGACGGTGTTTTGAAAGTATATCAGATTACCCCCAATGTAAAGATAGATGTAAATAATAAGTTTTTACTTACATATCAATCTACCAATCAGAATATAGTAAAGACCACAATCACTACATCTTACTCGACTGTTGTGGATGGTAATGGTCAAAATATTATTGTTTCTATTATAACTCCCAATAATAATATCATTGTTTTTCTCATTTCTTATCTTGATGCAAATTTAAAAACATTTGGTATTAAACAGTTGGTATGTTTTTATGGAGATAATGGTGCTTCAGAGACTACGCCATTAATATATCCTCCTATTAAATTTGAGTATTCTGATATAAAAACTACAATAGAAGCGGTGGATATATTAAGAATGGCTTTTAAAACATCTACATCTACATCTACATCTACGTTGCCACCACCATCATCAGGAAACCAACAAAACCCACCCCCACCACCTAGTGATTTATCTGGTAATTCTATATCTGATTATTATAAATGGTATTGGTATTGGCAATCCGCACCCACAAATCCTTCAATGACGAATGATTATATTTTAAAGACCCAGATTATTCCTCCAGTATGCCCATCATGTCCATCGTGTCCATCATGTAATGGTAATGGGACATGTTCAAATTGTGGAGGACAAGGTGGTTCTGGCACGATAAGTAGTTCGGGTAGTTCTGTATTAAATACTGGATCTGGTTCTGGTTCTGGATCTGGTTCTGGTTCTGGTTCTGGATCTGGTTCTGGATCTGGATCTGTCACTAGTGGCGTTGATACCGCAAAAGAAGTCGTTTCTGGAACTGTTGATATAACAAAAGGCGCGGTTTCAGGTGGTGTCGATATAGCAAAGGGTGCCGTATCGGGTGGAGTCGATTTGACAAAAGAAGCCGTATCGGGTGGTGTAGGTCTGGCAAAAGAAGCCGTATCAGGTGGTGTAGGTCTGGCAAAAGAAGTCGTATCAGGTGGTGTCGATTTGACAAAAGAAGCCGTTTCCGGCGTAGCCGGATTATTAGGTGTTCAATACCCATATACCGGGGGCTATGGTGGTGGTCAAGGATATGGATATGGATATGTCCCTACTAATAGAGAACAACAAAATTTATATGTTCCACAAGGAACCCAAACACAATATTCGAATTATACTTATCCTACGGGAGGAGGACAAGCGAAAGGTTCTCAGTATATGCCCATCACGTCTGATTTCAGTGCCTTTTCGAAATAATCTTTCGTTCAGAAATGAAAATAAATAAATGATATTATTATATAATACTATATAATAATACCCCCACACGCACAACTACATATCGATGAATAGTGAATTATTAAATACGATATTGGAAAGACAACAAATCAGTAAAGAAATCAAAAATATCGTCTTGTCATTTGATGAAAAATATAAAAACATCACCTTCAAAAAGGGAATATATATTTATGGTTCTCCGGGGTGTGGAAAAACCGAATTTATAATGAATATATTAAAAGAAATGGATTATGATATTATTAAATATGATGCTGGATATGTGCGTAATAAATCGCTCATTGAATCAATCACCAATAATAATATATCAAATCAAAATGTTCTCCAAATGATGCGGAAAAAGCCGAAGAAAATAGTGATTGTAATGGATGAGATTGATGGAATGAATAATGGTGATAAGGGAGGTATTACATCACTTATTAAATTAATTCGTCAAAAGAAGACGAAGAAACAGAAATTGGAGAACATGACGATGAATCCGATTATATGTATTGGTAATTATTATATTGATAAGAAAATCCGGGAATTAATGAAAGTTTGTCATATATTCGAATTGAAAACACCGACAATACCCCAAGTCTCACAATTAATTACTACCATCATTCCATCATTGGCATCAGGGACCAAGTCGAAAATAAAGGTGGCGGTATTGAAATATATTCAGGGTGATATTCGGAAATTGGCATTTATTCAGGATATGTTCTCTAAAAAACCCGATTTAATCACTGAAGAAATCCTGGATACTATTTTCCATACGAAATTATATAATGAAGATTCTAAAAAAATCACTCAACATTTGATACAAGAACCCAAGAAAATAGAAGATCATAATCGTTTTATGAATGAAACGGAGAGAACTATTGTTGCCCTTTTATGGCATGAAAATATTGTCGATGCCATTTCCATACAACCCATTAAACAATCCTTTCCTTTCTATCAAATTATACTTGATAATATGACCTATGCCGATTATATAGATAGGATTACATTTCAAAATCAAATATGGCAATTTAATGAAATGAGTTCTCTTATGAAGACCTTTTATAATAATAAATTATATCATGATACATTTACCAAACCCGCTGGTTCTGCCCTTGTCCCAGTCCAAGGGTCAGGAACAACAACAACAACAACAACACAAGGACATTATAAACCGACCGATATTCGTTTTACCAAGGTTCTCACCAAGTATTCTACTGAATATAATAATATGATTTTTATTTATAATCTTTGTCAGGAATTGGATATGGATAAACGGGATTTATTGTGTATGTTTCAAGAAATACGATTGAAATTTCGTATCCAACCAAATGAAATAGAAAAAATGTTTGAAAATTATAATGTGAATCGATTGGATATTAGGCGAATGTATCGATTTTTAGATAAAAACATGAAACCTGAAACGGAAGAAAATGAAGAATTAGAAGAAGAAGAAAATGAATTTTTATAAGAAACGGTTCATGAATATGATTATATATATTTTATACATTATACATTGGCTGGAAGTTCTAATGTAACTTCTTAAACATCTTTATTAACGTCTTCGGCTTTTTCGTCTTTTTCGTCTTCTTCGTTTTCTTCGTCTTTTTTAACTTCGTCTTTTTTAACTTCGTCTTTTTTAACTTCGTCTTTTTTTTCTTTATTAACTTTGTATTGTTTATTTTCTTCGAATTCTTTAACGAAATTGATTATATTTTTATTATCAAATCCTAAATCTAATTTGCTTGATATTAAATTATCATCGTATTTGTTTATATTTAAATGATTTAAAAATAATTTAATATTAGTCATGTGTTTTGCGTTATCAGATTTAGCCTGACCTAATATATGACGATTAAACTTGTATAAAAGGTTTTTTGGATTTTCTTCTGTGTAGTAACTCATGTATCCATTAAGTAAGTTTATTAAAAATTTCTTTTTAGTGTAATAATATTTATTATTAGGTGGAGGATTAGAATCAGGAAGTGTATCCCTGTTTTCTTTGATAAAAATCTGTATCAATTTTTCTTTTTCAAGTGATTTATATATAAATTTTTTAGTATTGTCAATAAAAAACATATCAACAATAATATTTTTTAATTCGTTATCAAAATCAATTTTTTCTTTATCTGTCGGTCGAATAATTTTTTCTTCTTCATCTGTCCCACCTATCTTTCTTTTCATTACCTTTCTAACCCTGCCAGTTTTTCTACGACTTTGTTTCTTCCTTCTAAACATCCTCGTGTTTTTCCTGGTATTTGACATTAGTATATATATATTATATTTATATTTAAAATAAAATGCTAAATATTCAAAAAATTATCCTGTAAAATTTGGTTCTCTTGTTTTGTTTTTGTTCTTCGAAAAATGGGAGAACCTAAAACGAAAATCCCAAAAAAAACACTTCCAAAAACGGAGAACCGAGAATCCAAGATTTCCGGAATTTGTTCTCCCATTTTAGGGGGGGTCTGTTTTCATCAAAAGTAATTCGGTCAAAATGGGAGAACAAATTTTTGTTTTCAATTGTCGAAAAAGGGGGGGTAAATGTTTATTAATCAATATACATTTACTTATTTTATTTTATTTGGATTTGGATTTTGATTTGAATTTGCGTCCTGTTTTGCGACCACGCTTTCCATATCTTTTAATAGATTTCTTACATCTCTTTTTTGTTTTGGTGGATTTTCTACCACCACCACCATTTATTGGATTTTCATAACATTTTTCTTTATATTTTTTTTTATATTTTTCTTCTACCTTATATGATAATTGTAAAAAATATTTTATAGTGGAATCCAATTCATCACATGTCATTTCATCTAATGATTTCCCATCTTTATATTTAATACTTATAATGTTTTGATCATCGTTTTTTATATTATAGTCATTTATGTTTTGTTTAGTTTTTATAGTAAATTTTGTGCAATCGTATATACGCATCTGTCTTCCAATTGCGTATTTTGCTGATCTTTGCAAAAAATCATAAATAAATTTTAAATCATAGCATTCTAATTCTAATTCATTTAAATCACTTGATTGATTTTTGTATTTAATTTCTAATAGTTCAGCGATTGATTCAGCGCTTGATTCAGCGCTTGATTCAGCGCTTGATTCAGCGATTGATTCAGCGCTTGATTCAGTGGTTTTAACGCTTTGAATAGCGGTTGGATCAGTGGTTGGATCAGTGGTTGGATCAGTGGTTGGATCAGCGGTTGGATCAGCGGTTGGATCAGTGGTTGGTTCAGTGGTTTTAACGCTTGGTTCAGCGCTTGGTTCAGCGCTTGGTTCAGCGGTTTTAACGCTTTGAATAGCGATTGGTTCAGCGATTGGTTCAGCGATTGGATTAGCGATTGGCTTGACCATTTGTGAATTATTATTTTTTTGTAAAACTATATATTCATATAAAATCCCATATTTTTCTTTATTGGATTCTTTGTTTTCAAACAATATATTAATTGCGGGATTTTCTAATTTTAATCCAAATTGTCCAAATTTTTGTAAAATTACTTTATAATCATTTAACGCATTATCTATATTATATCTCGATTCTTGATTAGGATGAATACATTTAAAAATAAAAGCGAATATATTCGCTTTTATATCCGCTTTTAAAAAAAATGGATATTTTTCTATAATGTCATATAATATTATACCAAAAGAAAAAACATCATATTTTTTCACATCATATTTTTTCACATCATATTCATGATTTATAACATTATACTCATAATTTTCATCCATTAAATTAATAAGATTTATTAATGATTTTTGATATTGTTGTAAATTATTTGAATTTGTTTCATTTATTAATCTTATTATTTTGTTTGTAATTATTTGTATTTGTGATATAACCTTTTTTAATAATAATAATAATGTGTTTTTTTTTAAATTATGTGTAGTACTCTCAATTAAATTTATAATTTTTATATACCTTTCTATTGATCCTTTTATAACAACAATTCTATTTCCAATATTTCCATTAATATTTTTATTTTCTCCTTTTATGATTAAATACAATAATTCTAATTTTCTGTCGATTGGTGTATATTCAATAGTATATACGTTAATATCACTATATTTTTGTTTTTCAACACCATCAATGTCATAATCTATGACGTTTATTTTTTTTGTCTTCTTGTCATACAAAACATTTTCCAATTTTAAATCTCCGTGAATGTACCCTTTGTTATTCATTAACTTGAGAATTAATAAAACATTAAACAGATTGTATAATAAATATAAAACATCATTCTTATCTTTTAGTGAATAATCTTTATTTTTATTATATAGTATGTTATACAAATCTACACCACCATACCCTATATTTATCATATCATGATCTATTTCCATTTCGTTTGATTTATAAATATCATTTTTTTTACATTTTTGTTTAATATCGGCATCGGCATCGGCAACCTTACACGTTGCCGACTCTACATGAAATAGAAACAATGGGTCGATTTCATCTATTTTTTTATTACTTTCAATCTCCATATTTATTATGTTTTTTTGGACTTCAATATTATCTATTTTCCAAAACAACTTTCCGTATTCAAGATTTGAATTTGGTTTTTTTGTAGCATCAGTACATTTAAATTTATCGAAACAACCAAATCCTCCTTCTCCTACCGATCCTCCTTTTTTAACTCTCATATTTAGATATATTATGTTATATATTATGTTATTATTATTATTTATTAAAGATGATTCATATTTTCATACCACATATTGTTTGTAAATGTGCGTCTGGAGATGGTTCCTAAATTCACCGCGTTCTATTACAAAAATGTGAAATATTGTGGAATTTATAGGAGGTTCTTCTGTTTCAAGTTTCGTTTTCTTCTGTTGTTTTTACAAGTTTCATTTTCTTCTGTTTTCTTCTGTTTTTTTTGGTTTTCCCACCACCTAACCGCAAATTTTGAAACTGGTTTTTTATTAATTTAATTAGATAAGAATCATCATCATACCGTAAAATAGTTTTAGAAATATTAACAATTTTTTCAATTATTTTTAAAAATGGGTCTTCGCAATTTTGTGTAATTGTTCCATCCTTAATTTTTTCCTTTATATCAATAAATAAATCGTTAATCGACATTTTTTTGTATCAATGTGTTTTTCGTTTAAAAAATCATTGATTTCATCGATTTCATTGATTTCATCGATTTCATTGATTTCATCGATTTCATTTAAATTGTTCATGCTTTTGTATTCACTCAAAAACTCGATAATAGATAAATCTATTTTACATTTATTGTATTCTATTTCATCTATTGTATTTTTATTTACATATCCTAATGAATTATACCAACTCCGACCAGTAGATAAAATATAAAAATGTGCTAAAGAATAAGAAATGCATTCTTTCCCAATATTATTCTTTATAATTATTCTACTATCATCACTTAAAACTATTCTTTGTATTTTGTATTTTATTGAAAGTTTTTCAATAATTTTTAATATACTCCCAGAATTTATAAAACCACAATTCTTTAGTAGTGAAATATATATAACATTATCGTCATGATTTGTTTTATGTTTTTCTATTAAAAATTGCAATTCAACACAATCCGTTTTATTATTTTTACTTTTAATACTGTAAATATAATTTATACCTTTAGTTTTATCATCGTTGTCAAAAATATATTTTATAGGTGGATTAATTAGATAATCTCTAAAAAAACTATTTTTAATACCAACATTATTTGTTGATATATAATCAATGTGATTATATTCTAATTGTTTTGTCATTGCATAAATATATATATATGATGATATATGTTTTTTCAAAAAATCATCCTTTGAAATTTGGTTCTCCTGTTTTGTTCTTCGAAAAATGGACAATTCATTTTGCGAAATCCCGAAAAAACACTTCCAAAAAAAGGAGAACTTGATTTTTTGATTTTCCAAGTTTTGTTCTCCGATTTTGGCGAAATGTGTTTTTGAAAAACAAAAAGGGTCCAAAAAGGGAGAACAACTTTTTGGGGTTTTGAAATTCAAAATTCAAAATTCAAAATTCAAAATTCAAAATTCAAATAAAATAAAATACAGTATTTGGAATTTCGATCGACTATTCTAGGAAAAACGGATGGTTTATTTTACGAAACCCCGAAAAAAGACCCCCCTAAAAATCGAGAACAAAAAATCCGGGATTTCCAGAATTTGTTCTCCGATTTTGGCGAAATGTGTTTTTGAAAAACAAAAAGGGTCCAAAAAGGGAGAACAACTTTGGAGGACTTTTTATTTTCAGAAAATTTAGCCAATTAAAAACTTAAAATCTGGACAATATATATGAAAAGTTCAAAAAACATAAAAAACAAAAAGAGTATAACAAAACGCAATTTGAAAATGCCTCCCAAAAATGAACTTTGGTTCGGGTTTAAGTGTTTTAGGAATAAAAATGGGGAGGTTGCGTTTATTTATGTTGATAATGATAATCAAGTGGTGATAATTGATAAAAAACCGGATAAAGATGGGAATAAAGTAATTACATATTCCACTATAGGAATTACAATACGATTTAATGAGAAGACGAATATGGTAGATTTTTTTACTGGAACGAAAAAGAAGAAATCATATGATCCCACTACCCAAATAAATGAAATAAAACGGCAAATTAAAAATTTAAATAAAAAAATGAACATTGTTGTGGTGTGATTTTGATATAATAATGTAATATTATTATATTATTAGACAATCTCGCATGGTAATGGAAACACGAAAGGTGGTAATGGTATGATATAGAGGTTATATATTTATGATGAAGTAATATATCTAGAAATGCGCATTTTAGAATATTTATTTTTTTGTTTTAATAAATCAAATAATAAACGATTTAATTCCATCATAATTCCATCAAGATATTCTTTACAATTAGCAACATAATTATAATCGACATCATCTTCAGGAGTATTCATTTTGAAATAGTATCCAAGTTTTTTTAATAAATTATGATATATAGAATATAAATTGTCATAATCTCTTAAAATTATTATTTTGATTTTTTCATTATTTTCATTAATAGAATACAATTGAAATTGAACTTTAATATTATCATCAATTTTGTTTATTTCTTTTTTAAATAATTCAAAATCGCGATTTAATTTTCCACCTTTATAATTTCGTCTTGTCATTTTCATTTTTTTCATTCGTTTCCCCTGTTTCATCCCCCTCTTTTTCGATTTATTCATATATATCATATATATATAAATATATATAAATATTTTAGTCGTGGGAAAAATAATAAAGGCGAAAAAGATAGAAATAATTGCTGATCCCTGAATAATATCGAATTATTATTTCGATATTATTATTATTATTACCCCTCCCGTTAAATTCATTGTTTTTTATTATCAGTAATTATTAAATCAATATTATGTTTATCTTCATCATATTCGTATTTTAATTTTAAACCATCCTTTATTTTATACTTTCCATAAATAGCATTATTAATACCCTCTTTTAAATTATTCAACAAACCATCTCTATTTTTATTAATAATATCTTTTATACTATAATTACACCCACTTAGATTTTGTATTACATTTTCAATAACCTGCCAATTTTTTTTAATATTGTTATATTTATTTTTTTTACCATTATATGGTTTATTTAATTTTTTCAAAACCATAATATATTTTCTTTTTTCATTTTTTTCATTTCTCAATTCTTGTATTAATTTCCTATTTTTAGGGCTCACTATATTATAAATTTTTCTAGTTTTATTAAAATTTATTTTCCACCATTTGTTTTTTTACTTTGACCTTTATTTTTCATTTTTTTAATAATTGCCGATTCAATCTCCTTTTCTATTTGTTTCTTTTTTATATCTTCCAAATCTTCCACTTCTATATAATAATATTTCTTTTTATTATCAGTATTAGTAACGACTTCTTTTGAATAAACACGGTCTACCCAATCCTCGTAATCATAACCACCTTCATTTAGATCTGAACAAAAAAATTTAAACGAATTCCATTGATAATCATCCTTCTCAAACGATTCTAAAGAATTAGATTGTTCCGTACAAATAATTGGTGAGAAATCCCCTACTGTTGATTGAGTGTTTTTTCCTAAACTGGGTGTTTTAATCATATATAGTGTATCATTATATAATATATTATTTATTATGAATAAATATTCACAAATACTTGGGGATCAGATTTAGATTTTTCTTTTATTACTTCTTTGATAGGTTCTCTTATTTCCTCTATTTTTATATTTTCTTCTTCCTGCTCTTCTACTTCTGTTTCTTCTACATTCGGTTGCGGTGGAAGAGGTGGAGGGAGAACCGACACTACATCTTTCAATACTACTATCTGATTCTGTAAAGAAATCACCAATTCAGTAAATTCCTTATTGGTTCCATTGAGTCTATCGATTTCTTCCTTTTGAGTAGTAATCATCGCCTGTTGATTTTGTAATAATTGAACTATTTCTATACTCGTCAATTGTTTTTGTGTTCCATCGGGTTGAGTAATACAAATAGGACCATTCGCATTCCTTTTTGCCATTTCTTCTTCAATCATTTTATTACGACTCTCTTCTATTTCTTTCAATTGTTTGAGAACATCCGGTTTCATTTTAGGTAATCCAGGTTCATATGCCAATAATAAACCATCAATATTTTCCATAAAAAAATCACGAATCGGTTTCTCATCAGAATGCCGTATAAACATATCCACAGTTTTGGGGGATTCTTTGAAAAAATCAGGATGGGGATTATCCAACATTTTGCGTTTATCAAATGTATTATGTTCATGAGAAAAAACCAAGATGGATTTCATAGGATCTAATTGGACGAATGGAATCGTATATTCTTTCAAAAACGCCTTTTCTTCTGCCAAAGAAGCAGAATCTTCATATTTTGTAATATCTAATAATTCCCGACGAAATGCAAATGTTCCAGCTGTTGCATGATTGGGTCCGTAAGGACCACATTGAACCATCTTCCCCAAACCTTTGAAATATATATATATCTCACTCGACCCAGCACATAATGCCCCCGGATTCGATTGTAATCTTTCCACCGCATGGGAAATACGTTCGGGTGGATAATAATCATCATCATCCATATATACTAGTATTGAACCCTTTGAAAAAGAATGCATATAATTACGTTTCGCACCCAATGTCATTTTCTTATCCACCGCAAAGTATTTGATTTGAGGAATACCCGATTTATCCACTAGGTCCTTGATTTTATCTGTTCCATCATCTACAATAATCCATTCTATCCGGGATTTGGGATAATCTTGATTACGAAAACATTGAAACATATTTTCAATAAAGGGTCGGCGATTAAATGTGGGGGTGCATACTGAAACAAATGGAAAATGTTGGGTTTCACCCTTTTTTTGAGAACCCGCCTTTTTTTTTAGAACCATTTTATTATATATTATTTATAAAGTATCATGTTTATATGCTTTTTTACACCTTTTTACATTTTTCATATTATTTAACCCACGTTTGGGCTGACCTTACTCAATACATTAGGAGCCAAGTAGATTATTTGCTACAACTGGTTTTATTGGTATTGGTTTTATTGGTATTGGTTTTATTGTTTTTTCGGGTTTTTTGGATTTTTAGGATTTTAAAATCACTTGTTCTGGTGCATCCTGAAATTGCACCTTTTTCTTTAAGTTGTGCAACATCTTTTGAACTCAATCCTTTATAAAATCCGTCCTTTAATACTGAACTATCTTTTTTGAATAGGTCTTTTCTTATATCTAAATATAATTGTTTCATACTATCATAATTTTTCGTTCCTGGCTTATATTTATATTCTTTTCGCATTGATTTATTAAATTCACGGATAATTTTTTTTGTAATAGTTTCATCATCACCCGTCTCAAATATGGTTGTGTCGCATTTTGGATTTAGATACAGTTTTTTACATCTCGCTAAATTTTTTTTTTTATATTGGTCGCTTTTCATATTTTTGATAACTGAATCAATCATTTTTTTAGTTTTATTATTGGGTTGCATTTTTATTGATTCATAATATTCAATATCATGCTTAATAATTTCATCGCAAATACGTGGATATTTTGTTGCCATTATATTCACTATATTTAATTTATACAATAGGTTGAGATATTATTATTTTATCTTGGTTCATGTTATTCCTTCCAAATGTCATGAAATATTCTATCCATGTAGATGGATCATATGAGTTTTCAGTGTCGGTGGTGGTGTCGGTGGTGGTGCCGGCGGTGGTGGCGGTGGTTGCGATCTTTTTATCTTCTTCGAAAAAGTATTCAAAGAATTTATACTTTAATCCTTCTTCAAGCATAGTAGCAGCACCACTTCCATAAAGACT